CATCCCGATGTCGAGTTTACACCGGGCAAGGGATACCGAGGAACCGGCGCGCCGGTGGTCCGTTGGAAAAATGGATCGATAGTCCGGTTCAAAACCACAAACCAAGGGACGTTGGGATTGGCCAGTGGGAGCGTTGATTTCATATGGGTGGACGAGCCACCGCCTCCAGAGATATTCGGGGAACTAAAATCGCGAATCACGAGAACCAAGGGCCGGATGTTGTTTACCATGACACCGATTGGAGCGCCGGTCCACTATCTCAAAGAGATGGTCAATGATGGTGTGATCTCGGAGCACGTTGGGATCATGAGTGTGGAGAACACCACACCAAAAGGATGTCGACCGATGATGAGTGAGGATGAGATTGAGGCGTTGAGGATGTCATATCTCCCCATTGATCGTGACGCTCGTATGAATGGCGATTGGGATGGTGGAGTCCCAGAGGGGAGAATCTTTGATAAGTTTACGGATGACATGATCTCCGATCTCACACCCAATCCCAATGGAGAATACATTTGGACGATTGGGATTGACCATGGCCATGACATCGCGTCTCAAGTGGCTCTCCTTTGCGCGGTGGAGATCACCAACCGAAACAAACCGGCGGTCTATGTGGTGGATGAGTATGTGGCCAGTGGAGCCAAAGCCGAGAAACACGCCAAGGCCATTTTGGCGATGATCAAAAGGAATGGATTGGAAGTGGCCAATATACAACGATGGACCGGTGACCGATCCCATGGTGGTTCCAAACAGAATGGCGGCCGGATGTCCAATACGATGTTGATGGCTGGATTCAATCATGTTTTGGGATACCCAAAAGGTCAACTTCCATTCTCAATCCGTACAGCACACAAACCCAAATATAGTGTATATTATGGGTGTCAATCCATACATGAGTTGATGTGTGACAACCGGTTCCAAATCTTCCCCCGGTGTGAGAGGACAATCAAGTCTCTCAAATATTGGGCGTTGAAAAAATCCGGTGTTATGGATACAATGAGTGAGTGGAAACACACCGTTGACGCGTTGAGATATGCGGTCATGCCAATCATAGACATCCAATATCGCTCGCCAAAAACCTCCAAAGTGAGACTCCGATGATAAACCAATCCAACATCCCACCGCTCCCAATCCAAAAAGACCAAGGTACGCAACGCCGAGTCGAACACACCGCGCTTCGTAAACGGATGTTGACTGGGATGTGGCTCCAAGATTTGATAGACTCGATTGGTGATCATATTCCACAGAGTCGCCAAGCGGCGTGGGGAGTCCCGGACATGTCGTCCAACATATTCAAGGCGGCCACGAGTGCTCTTTGTGGTTTGTATATGGAACCGCCATCCATTGGAGTCAACGAGTCCACCACCGGTCAAACTGATGGTCTCATTGGACGTGGTGGATTGATCAATCGCGCCGGTTTATGGCCACTCATGCAACGAGTCCAGTTTTTTACATTGGGATTGAGAGAGACATTTTTGAGAGTGGACATCACCGATGATGGGAATGGACTATTGTATCGAATAGTCACTCCAGAGATGGTGGACGCGAGCGCGAGCGCTGGAGACCCATCGAGACCACACACCATCAAAGAGACTCGATTGAGATTTTGTGAGATGTGTCAAAAGTACGAGTGGACAGTGGATCATTTATCCGTTGAGGATCCAGCCAATCCCATCTATGAGATATACACCATTGGCCAAAATGGTGAGAAAGATGAGGACGTGACCGAGAAGTATTTGGGATCGATGATGAGTGGAGAGTCATATCCATATCGAGACTCCAATGGCGTCCCATTCCTCCCATACTCATTGTATCACGCGGAGATCCATGGTGGACTATTCGATCCATACAATGGACGAGAGGTGGTTGAGGGTGCTCTCAATGCTAGCGTTCTCTATACCTACTTCCTCCATTTGGCTCGTGATTGTTCACATCCACAACGATATATCATGGGATGTATGCCAGCCGGTTTGGATCTCATGGACAACAATCTCGAATCGAGACGCGCCGCCATCGCCACCGATCCAGCGTCCATTTTGGTGTTTTCTCCCGATCCCGATATGACAGCCGGTCAAAATCCACAGATCGGCCAATTCCAAGCCGGTGGAGATGTGGGTCAAATGTTGGAGTCCATCACAGTCTATGAGAGACGATTGGCCACCTACGCCGGGATCAATCCAGCGGATGTCCAAAAGATGAGTGGGGATCCTCGAAGTGGTTACGCCATCGCCATCTCACGATCATCATTGAGAGAGGCCCAAAGAAAATTCGCGCCATCGTTCCGAATCGCCGATGTCCACACATTGGAGATCAGCGCCAAAATCGCCAATCGTTATTTGGGGACATCGTATCCAGAGGATGGCTATCGAATCGAATACCACGCCATCCCACTCTCACCCACAGAGTCAAAGGAGCAACGTGAGAACATGTTGGCGCTACTTCAAGCCGGTCTCATCTCCAAAGTGGACGCGATCAAAATCCTCCATCCCGATCTCGATGATGTGGACGCCAAAAAAATGTTGTTGAAGATCCAACAAGAAAATCTAACTTTCTAACACAAAACAAAAGGGACAAACCATGAGCAAAACCAAAATGATTGAGGGTGTGGAATACATCCAAAAAGACCACGTCGATGAGATAGTCCGTCAACGTATCGCCAAATACTCCGAGCGCCTAGCCCAAACAGAATCCAAATTGGGTGACTATGAGTCTCAACTCGATGAGGCCAAAGCCAAAATGGGATTGGTGGACAACTTGACATCTCAAGTGGAGAGCCTCCAAGGTGAACTCAAAACCGCCAACTCACGATATGAACGTCACACAACCATCTCCCAGTTTGGGATCAATGATGGCGATGTCCGAGATATGGTGGAGTGGCAATATGATCGAGCCATGGCCAATCTCGCCAAAAAGGATCGTGTTGGTTTGGGTGAGTGGTTGGAGACTATCAAATCAAATCCCACCACAGCGCCATCCACGTTGAGACCATTTTTTGAACAACAGACCGAGCAAGTGACCGAGCAACAGACCGAACAAGTCACCCAACAAGTCACCCAACAAGTCCAAGCACCCATCACACCACCACCATCCAATAAAGGTGTCCAACAGCCATCCAGCGCCTCCACTGGTGATTTGTTGTCACGTGCAACCGATCCCACATTCTACGCTCAAAATCGAGACGCGATTCGCCAGGCGTTCTATTCTCGATTGGGTCAAACTCCCAACAAGTTTTGAGAGGTGATCGATGGCCACGTTCAAATATAGTGATGGCGCTGGAGTCCCCAATCGTCATGACTTCACAAATCAATCCACCATCTCGGTGACTCATGGTTTGGGGTATACTCCCAACGTGTGGATCGTCATTGATGGTGTCGAGGTATATGGTGAGATCACCTATAACAACCTATTGACATTTACAGTCATTTTTGAGACGAGTGAGACTGGGGTGATATACTATCGTTGATCAAACGATCGATCGATTTTCAACTCAAATATGGAGGCCAACACCATGGCTCAAAGATTTCTCGCTCCCGAATTGATCGCCGAAGGCGTCATTAAACAAAAAGGAACCGTATCTCACGATGAACATCTCATCACTCGTGGATACTTACACTCAAATGTTCTCAATGGTATCCATCCAGACTCCGCCAATTACATCGAAGTATTGGCCGACAATGGTGTCAACAAACTCAAAGTCAAGCCGCTGACAGTTACAGACGTAACAGTTGACGCGACTCAAACATCACTCGCCGACTTTGTAACCAATGTCTATACTGGTTCAAACTTCCAAGAGGGTGACATTGTATTTTTGAGTGCAACTTCACCAATCGAGTCATACATCCACAACGGTGGAACCGCTGGAACTGCTGACGATTGGGAATTGATCAACAGTGGTTTGAGCGACGCCCAAATCCGATCAAAGTTGAGCGCCTCAAACGGTATCGACTACAACGCCGCAACTGGTGAGTTTACAGCCGATCAAGCCGAGATTCGCGGTTTCTTTTCTGCTGGAACTGGTTTGGCCTTTGCTGGTGGAGAATTCTCACTCAATGCCACATCGGATCAAATCACTGAGGGAACCAACAATTTATTTTACGCCGACTCATTGGTTGACAACCACTTGAGTGGTGGAACGGCTATTGGTTACAATGCTGGTGTGATCTCATTCAATGGGACAACCGATGACGTGACCGAGGGATCCAATAAATATTACGCCTCATCTTTGGTGTATGCTGACATTGGCCTCAAAACAATCGCCGGCCCGGATGTCCAATTGATGACATACGACAACACCACTGGTGAGTTTGGTGTCGCTTTGTCTGATGTATTAGCCGAGTTTAGCGCCGGTCAAGGTTTGGCGTTCTCATTTGGTGAGTTTTCATTGGACGCCAACACTGACGACATCGCTCAACTCGCTGGAGCCACAAATAAGTTTTATGCTGACAGTTTGGTTGACGCTCACTTGAGTGGTGGAACCGCTATCGGTTACAACGCTGGTGTGATCTCATTCAATGGTGACTCGGACGACGTGAACGAGGGAAGTGTCAATCAATACTTCACTCAACAGCGTTCTCGCGAGAGTATCCAAGCCGATCCAGCCGCTGGAAACCTGTTGACATACGATGACGCCACCGGTGATATTTTGGTCGCTTTGTCATCATTCCGCCGAGGATTCCAAAATCAATCACTCACAGCCAACACCGGTCTCGCTTTGACTCACAATCTCGGTGAACGATTGGTCCACGTGAGCGCTATGGATGGAAGTGGTAACAAAGTCGAGTTGGAAGTTGTATACACTTCATCAACCGTAGTCACAGTCAAATCCACAGTCTCATTGAGTGGAATTGATATTGCGGTATCAATCTAACAGATCCCCTCAATACCCATACAACATTTGGAGTCACCTCATTGGGGTGGCTCCTTTTGTTTATTTGGTTTTGTTGAGAGAGATGTGGAGAGTGGATGATCCTGATTGGGTGGCCACCAACAAAACACGATTCGATTGACGTCCAATCTCCAAATACAACTCCAAAAGATTATTCGCCGGGATGAACATATAGTCCACAATGTCATTGAGTGGACCAAACGTGTCACCATCATCTCCATCGTTGCCAATATACAAAGCCGCTGGAGAACCAATCGAGATGGATGTGGCTCCATTTGGGATGATGATTTTGGTGGCGTTGGCGGTGATGTCAACAGTTTTGAACTTTGGATATGAGTTGACAGTGGACAAATCAATTGTGGCCATGGTGGACTCCCTTTGAGAAAATGACAGAATATGACATTGTTGTATCACCATATCATATAAATGGCTATACTACACATGAACCACATATCTCCACCGAGTTGGATGATGGGAGTTGGTTATAGTTGGATAGGTTCGCAACCGTAAACAGCGCAAAAATCCACAACAAATCCAAATATAAACCAAATAAAATGTGAGAAAAAAATGGCTATTACAGATTACGCCCAGTTGGGCGACTTACGGCTCGAGGCTATGATTGAAAATGAAACGCGCGCCATATTGGCTGATATGGCAAGTATCCGAAACAGTGGCGCTCTTTTGTATATGGGAGATGTCGCCGGGATCGGATCTGATTCCATGCGTATGCGATTCGCAAACTGGGGAGCCGCTACACCGTTCGCAACTGCTGGTGATGGCGCTGAAGTTTCAGAATCAACATTGACTCCAACTACAGTGGATATCACCGTTGGTCGTTCTGCTTTGCGTTATGACATCACCGATTTGGCCGCCTTGACTGGTTTGGGAATGGACATCGATCCATTTTCATTGGCCCAAAAAATGGCGATGAGTGCTGAGGCTCGTATCAATCAAATCATCGCGGCAACTTTTGCCAGTGCCACCAACTCGGTTGGGACTTCTGGTGTTGACATGAGTGTTGATGATTTTTATGACGCTATGTTCCAATTAGAGAGTGAGGCCAACAATGGTGACTTCTATTGTATCCTCCATCCACAACAGTTGAGTGATCTTCGTGACTCACTTCGCTCCGAGTCCAACAACGCTTTGGCGTTCTCTCCAGCAACCGAGGACATGTTGGCCATCAAGGGTCAAGGTTTCGCCGGTCGTTTTGGTGGTGTTGACATCTTCAAATCATCATACGTGACCGAGGCCGCTGGTAACAAGATCGGCGCTATGATGTCTCGTGGTGGTGTTGCCTATGCTGTTGGGACTCCACGTCCGTTGGCTGGTGCTGGTGTTGAGATTCGCCCCGCTGGTACTCCAGTTGTGATCGGATTCCAACGCGATGAGTCAAAAGGTTTGACCGAGGTAGTGGGCCATTTGTACTGCGGCGCTTCGATCTCAGAACAAGAACGCATTGTCAAAATTGTAACTGACGCGTAACTCTCGAAACGATGAGGGGGTGGAGGGTTTTCCCTTTGTCCCACCATCCCCTCTCCTTTTGTGGGAGGGGGGATGTCTTTTTAAAACTCCATATCAAAAACAAAGGGAAAACAGATATGTCAACATTCACACCCACAACATGGACCGGCAGACAAGCCGCCGAAAATCCAAAACTCAAAATCCTCCCCAATTCACCATTTTATTTGTTGCACTCGCCATTCTCATGGGAGTTGGTGGACATGGGTGATGGAGAGTGGAAGTGGCTCCCACATTTTGGACATCTATACGAGATCGCTGGTGTCAATGGTATCCAAGAGACTCCACGTGGACCGGACTCCACAGTGGCTCGGATGAGATTGATGGACGATGGCCAATCAATCATTGATCGTGAGTTTGGGTATGTTGCTCGATATGAGACCACCTATGGCGGTTATTTCTATTGTCTCAAATGGGATGTCCCCAAGGTGATTGGATCAAAAGTATTTTGGAACCATGACGCGGCCGGATTCAATCAGTGGAGATGGGAGTTGGTGGAATTGGGTATCATCCAAAAACCAGAGGATGAAGTTGTCCAATCCAAAATCGCTCTCTTGGATCGAAAAATCGACCGACGTCTCAAACTCCAACACATCCCAGAGATCAAAAAAGAGATCGATGGTTTGTACGCTCTCAAAAA